CTTCTCCTGGTCGCCGTAGAAGACTACGGTTGCGTCTGTGCCAAGAGCGGCAAGCTGTGCATCGTACATCGACGCCTTACCATCAGCTGAACGAAGGAGCTTAAGGTTAGCGTTCATCGTGTTAATCAGAGCTTGCGCAACGGCGTCAAGGGAGTCTGTGAGAGTCATCACTCAGTCCTGAACCTTCCTACCTTGCGGGCACGCTCTTCCATCCACTGCGAGAAGATCAAGTCCATCTTGGGTATGTCCGAAGACTGCCACATGATGAACTGCCGCTGCGGAAGTGTCCAGCTGCCATGCTCAGCGTCAAGTAGAAGACCAACGGCACGGTTGTGGATGTGCGCAGGATCGGCGCTAGCGCCCAGCTCTTTGATTGCGCGCGGAACGAACTTGGCAATCAGAGCCTTAGCACCCGCACTACCTGGAGCGTGCTGCAACAGCGCACTAGCACCTCCGTGCTGACCTGCGCCACCGCCGCCTGCTTGGTGGTAGTAGCCATAGAAGACATCGCTTGGTAGTGAGCGCACAGTTGCCGAAGTCAAGCCGATGTCCCAGATGCTCAGCTGCGTAGCGCGCCTCTTCAAGCGACCAGTACGTTCAAGGATAGGCCACGCCGAGTAGCCACGAGCTTTCACCGTGTCTGCTGCAAGCGGCTCCCAAGGGGGTCGACCACCTGAGCTGAAGTTCTTCTTGATAGACGGGATCATTACCAGGCGAACGATCTTGATCAGCGGCTCGCGGAAGGAACGAATGTCCAGGCCGAGGCGATCAACGTCCTTAGCAACGATACCAACTGATGGACGAATCTCCCACTTGACGGAGGTGATGATGTCTAGGCGCAAGCCTGATACAGCACCGGAGATACTCGCGGGCGTAATCGGCGCGCTACTAGAAGTCGCACGAGGAAGAGTTGCCATCACTCCCCCTAGAAGACTTGGTTAAGCGAGAAGTGGGCAGGACCTACAGATAGGTCATCAGGGCTGTCCTTAGGATCTACAGCATCCGAAGCATCGTTCGGGTAAAACGTGGGTGCCGAGACATTGATCACCACGCCAGGGATGATGATTGAGCCATCTAGGATGCCTGTCATGAGCATCTCAGCATTGGCGTCAATCCGCGTAGCGTAGGTGTTGTCAATCGTTCCAACGTCTTCACTGTACTGCCGAAAGTAAACGAGGGCGAAGTACTTCTTCGAGATGATCGTGCGAATGATCTTGGGCGTGGTAACATTGTCAACCCAAGTAGAAGTATCGACCTGGCCGTTGAGGCGCGTAAAAATTTCCTCTTCGACGTGCGCGAGAAGCTGATCGTCGAGCTTCTCGATATTGATCTTAGTTCTTTCGCCCCAAGCTGCGGCTTCGTCAACTGTGATGCGCGACATATCGGCCTCCCTCCAAGATATGCAGTGGGCGAGGTGCCCCACACGAAAGACACCTCGCCCTTACCCCGCGCTACTCCTCTGACGTTACGAAGTCGGCGATTGCTCCGAACCGTCCACAACGGGTGCTGCTGGGGGATCTGCAGGTGTCGTCACCGTGCGAGTGACGGTCACCTTCGGCTCGGGTGCTACGATGACCTCTTCGAGGACACCGACGCGCCACAGCTCGGCCATCGTCTTGTCGTCCAGACCCGTCACGATCGAACCGTATGGGAACTCGGTTACGACGTTGGTGATCTGTCCGGTCTCCTTGTCGATCTGCTCTTCGCCGTGCTGGATGTTGCTGAGTGCCTTGTAACCCTTGGCTGACATTGCCCTCTCCCTCCTTGCTGCTGTTTTGGTAATGCTCCTAGGGGGCCCTAGCTGAGAGCGGCCGCCACCGATAGGCGAGGGGCCCCCTAGGAGAGCATTACGCGATCGCGGCCTTGATCAGGTAACCAGCGATCGAGAGGCCGGCGTCGGCCGTTCCAGGGTCACCCTGGGCGGGGAGCTTGAGGTCGTAGCGACGGCGCACGCGAAGCAGGTCAGAGGCCCGCTTCTCCTCACGCCACCGGTCCACGAACTGGTCGCCCCACTTGAACTCGTACCCGTAGGCCGGGATCTTGAGACCAGGACGCGGAGGCACGTACGCGAGGACAACGTCCTTGCCCCAGAGGTAGCCGAGCGAAGCCGCCTGACCTTCGTTGGCACTGTTGATGCCAACACCGGGAACGACGACCTTGCCAAGGCTGAGAACCGCCGACAGCAACTCGGGAGAGAAGATCGCCCGCTCGCTGTACTTGATGCGCTCCAGGAAGTCCGGGTGGTCTTCCAGAACGACCATGACCTGGTAAGGGATCACGGCGACGGTCGGGTCGAGGAAGATGCGGTTGTGGATCTGCGTCTTGCCGGTCCGCAGGATGTTGATCGGGTCCGAGTTGACGTAGTCGTTCCACTGACCAGTACCCGACAGCGTCACGGTGGACGTCGAAGAGTAACCAGCAGTGGTGGTCGCCAGCTTCTGCATAGCGACCTCGCGGCCGAGCATGACACGAGAGGTCACGAGCTCGGTAGCGTCACGGTCCGGCGCGAGAGGACTGTCGGCGTTGGAACGCTCCTCGTCCGTGACCGCGATCTGGAGCGCGTGCTCCTGAGCGTAGTACTGGTCCGTGGAGACCGACAGGCCCTGGATCTCGTTGGCCTCGGTGCCGGGGGCGCGAACGTCGCCCGACTCCGGAAGCCACGCCTCACGGCCGAAGATGTAGTACTTGTCCGTCTGCTTCATGACCGTTACGGCCGGAAACAGGTTCTCACCAACAAGTCCGTCATTCGGCCACGCGATGGAGATCTGCGAGAGGATCTTATCAACGTGGACGTTTCCGCCACCTGAGGGGTTATATGCAGCCATGGTACTCTTTCACTCCCTTCAGGGGTTAGGTTACGCGACCATGCCGGGCGTGAGCAGGATGTCGACCAGGTCACCCGCGGCGATGGTACCACCCGGAACAGTCTGGCCAACGATGACACCGACGACGAAGTTAGTCGAGGTCGCAAGGATAACGCCACCGTTGGCAGCCGCCATCACCTTCGACCCGAGCACAAGGCTTGTGCCTGTAGTCACCACTACCTTGCAGATGCCCAGGATTGCGATGTTGGCTACAGCTTGCCCGTAGGCAACCTTCACAGCATCGATGTTCTCCTGCACAACACCAAGCGACATCGTTGCCGCGGTGGCATTGAGGTCGACGAAGGCCTTGCTAGAAGCAACGGCGAACTTGACACAGCGGTTAGCTGTGACACCAGCCGCAGCCGAGCTGTTGTAGGTCTTCAGAACGGGGTAGCCCTTGTTGAGAACGTACTGCGCTCCACCAGCCATGACTTATCCCTCCTCTCCTAATTATTCGACGAACGCGAAGGACTCGTTGCGGTACTGGTCGTACAGCGACGGGTTCTGCTTGGCGACGGCCTCGACGGCGTCAGCATAGCCCATCTTGTTCTTGGCCATGAAGTCCTCCGTCAGCCGCTTGAACTGGTCGGTGGCCGACCGGTCCGAGCTGCCATAGCGGACGGACACACCGCCGCGCTCGCCGAGCTCGACGAAGAAGGAGTGGCCCTTCTTCATGGAGTCCATGAGCTCCCAGATCTTGGGCGCCAGCGACTGCGGCATCTCCTCGTGCAACATGATCTCGCGAACGAGCTCACGAGCCACGGGGGTCAGCGTGATCTTGGAGGCGTCGAACTCGGCCAGCTGACGCGTGACAGCCGCCTCACGAAGCGCCGTGTTCATCTCGCGGTTGTACGCGAGCGTCTCTTCGAGGTGCTTGACTACGGCACCCACGGTCGGGTTGTCCTCGGCGAGCTTCTTCAGGCCCGCGTCGAGTGCGAACACCGGCGGCGCGGTCGGAACGGTCGCAGGAACAACAGGTGCAGGGAGTGCCGGAACGACGGGAGCACCAGTCGGGAACGCCTCGGCCAGCTGCTTGATGAGCGCGAGGCGCGACTCAACGTCAGCATCCGAGGCGGTCTCAGCAAGTCCAATGCTCACGCGCAGCTGCTTCGGGTCCACCTCATTCTCCTTCTCTGGTGCAGGTGCCGGAGCTGCAGAGAAGAGCTCCGACAGGTTAATAGGCAACAGGTCCTTCAAGAAGGGCCGGTTGGTCAGTCCACCGCCGAACAAGACGTTCTCGTACTTCTTGCCGGAGGAATCTTCCCAGGTGTCCCTGAA